TAATTTATAAGCTAAGATTCAGAGATTATAACGATAGCACCGCCATTTTTGATTTTAAGTGGAATGAGCGAGTTATATTTTTTATCGGTTCTATTTTGGCGTTTATTTTATTATTAATCATTAAAATTTATTCTTATAAACTATGTTAAAATTAGACGAATTAAAAAAGGTTATTCAGACAACTCCAACATATACAATTTTAAAATTTATTGATCCATTAAATATTTGTATGCCGAAATATGGCATAAATACAATATTAAGGGTTAATCATTTCTTGGCTCAAATAATCCATGAATCGGGAGCGTTTTATTATGTTGAAGAAATTGCTTCCGGTAAATATTATGAAGGACGTAAAGATTTAGGAAATATTCATCCCGGAGATGGTGTTAAATTTAAAGGACGTGGATTAATTCAAATTACCGGACGTGCTAATTATTCAAAATTAAGTGCCGACATATTTAACGACCAACGATTAATTGATTATCCTGAAATATTAGAAAAACCTGAATATGCCGTTGAATCCGCTTGCTGGTTTTGGAAATTAAAAGGATTGAATCAGTTAGCTGATAAAGACGATTTATTAATGATAACTAAAAAAATCAACGGTGGTACAAACGGATTACAAGATAGAAAAATGTATTATCAATTATGTAAGAAATTTATATTAACAATTTAAAATTATGAGCTGGAAAAACCTTCCCTGGATATTGTCAGTTATTTTGCTAATAGCGATAATTGGACAGCATTTTTATTTTACGAATAAAAGTACAAAGACAATAATTGTAACTGATTCAGTAATTATTAAACCGGATTCGATACCATATTCCGTAACTGTACCTGCTCCATATCCTGTTTTCAAAGACACCGGCAGCGCATGGATTCAGATAATAAACACCGAAGTTGATACCTTTGCTATAATTCGGGATTATCTGATTAAAAACGCTTACCATAGAGTTTTTAAAGACGATTCCAGCGCATTAGTAATAGTTGATGATACTGTTTCGATGAATAAATTACATAAAGCTAAATTCACATTTCAGAATAGACAGGCTAAACTGGTTTCGCATTATATCAAAATTTACCCCGACGGGCTGTTTTTAGGCGGCTCAATTAACACCGATTTTAAAAATGTTGGGTTGTCTGTTAACGGCACGTATGTTCACGACAAGTCAGCGTATAGCGTGGAATGGGATTTTATTAACCATACGTATCAGGTTGGATACGGTTTTAATATATTAAGAAAATAATATGCAAAGGTGCGATAATTGGCGGCACATAAAAGGATCGCATAACGCATAATCTGATAACATCAGCAATAACGTTTCCAGTGAATGCCGCTCGCATATTATTTAACATAAAATATTTTTAAAATATAAACATTAAACACATAACCGCTCAGAAATGGGCGGTTTTTTTATTAAAAAATATTTTAAAATTAAGTAAAACACGTATTGTTTATTTTAAAATTAGCTGTATCTTTGTAGTCTAATTTTTATTAACCAAATCAAACATATTACGCTAATGAAAAATTAAAGAAATCCCGATGTAGCCATGTTGCTACTAATGAAAAATGATGTTACCGACAGTTCCCTTTTTAACCCATCATTTTAACCCGCCCGGATCAATTTCTATGCGGGTTTTTTTATCGCTTACCCGACACCAGGCAAACGATAAATTCAGTGTTTTACTTAGCGTTTTTACGTGTTTTACTTACACCATATTTCAAAAACTTGATGCATCTTTGTTTCATTAAATTTATTAAACAAATTAAAAATTATTTAACATGAAAAATAAAGACATAATTAAACAAATAAATTCGGAGGGTTTGGGCTCTCCGTCTAAAGGAAATGCAAAACGACATAAGAAATCTCCCACTGCCGGAACATACGACGGTTCAATAAAAGGGCTGACCGGATATTTAGTACCCGGTGAAGGTAATTGCTGGGTTTATCCGCGAAAAGGAAAAGACCCTGAAAAGGCGATTCGGGGTATTAAATTCAGAGACGCAAATATCGAAGATGGATATGTAATTATACATAAATAGGAGAAATAAATCATGAATGAAATTTTACTCACATACATACCGCATGCTATAGTTGTAGCGGTAATATCATTTTCGGTGTCATTTATTTTACTAATTAAACCGGAACGGAAAATAAATCACAAAGATAGACACACAAATCTTAAAAAATAATTAACGTGTGTTGTGTGCATGTAGCTTCCAGTTCAGTTCAATCGAAGTACGAACACTTTTTTATTTAATTTTTTAGGGAGGGATTTTATTTTGTTTTTTATATGAAAATAAATTGTAAAATACTTGCATAATACAATTATTAGTATTATTTTTACAGAGTAATTAATACTTGAAATTATGAAAAAGATAATCGGTTTTGCGACACAGTTTTATACCCTTTGGGATTACGAAGCAGTACCTCGGTATAAAACTGATAGCTATGGAAAACACCACCAAACAGGCGTTAACCATAATTACTACTACATTAAGAACGTATCAACTGACATTGACAAGGTGAAAATATTGTTTCCTAATGTAGAAATTGATACCGAATTGAGAGGCACAAGTTCGTTTACTCGCAATGAAAAACTTGATTTACCAGAAAACTATTTTTGGGGCGGCAAATATGCAGGTAAACTGATTGATGACATTTTAGAAATTGACTTTAAATATTGCCTTTGGAGTGCTGAAAACTACAATATGCCTTACATTACTAACCATCCAAAGTACATTGCACATTTTGAAGCAATTGAAAAAGCAGAGCAGGACGAAATTAATAGCAAGAATTTGTTAAAGGTTGGCGATATTGTTGAACTTGAATTTACAAGAAATGGTTACAATGCAGACGAAGAATATACCGAATGTTGGACAGAGGCAAGCTATGGCGATGTTGATTTGGCTGTAAATTGTGCAGGTGTAAAAGCAATAAGTGGAATGTACCCTTATTTGATGCCGGTAATTAACGGTAAGGCTCAAAAAACCAAAGGTAAAAAATTGACCGTAACTGTGATAGAAGTTTTAGAAACCAATATTTACGCAGGAGTTGTTAAACAATTTATAAAAGTAGCATAATGGCAAAGAAAAATTATACATGGAAACTTGAAAGCGATGTGGTTGATAAACTTCAACTACTCGCTGAAAAAGAACATCGTTCGCTTACTAATTATATCGAATGGTTATTTATGAACGAAACTAAATCCAAACAGCCTGATAAGGCTGAGGAGCGTAGGTAAAAAATTAAATAAAAAAGATTTATTAAGCAGTACCCTTGCTACGAAGAAGGGCTATTGCACACAACGTTAAGTATATGGCAAGTTGGGGATTAAAATGTGCTTCCCTATCGAGCCACGACAAAGTAAATTAAAAGCACAGATATTCAAATTGGAACGACACCCCCAATTTGCTATATACATTGTTAGGGTGCGTTTTTATTAATAAAAATGGAAAAGAATATAGGATTTAGAATTACAGTAGAGTTTGATTGTTCAGATATGATGGACGAAAAAACATTTCACGATGAATATGGTTGCGACCCGATGGCTGCATATAAATTTATATCTGACAATTTTTCGGACAGTCCGTTTAATTTCTCAAACGATGATAGGATTGTTAAAGTTGAATTGCTTCCTTAAATGCACACTAACGCATACAGCCATGAGCATGTGGCGAACTGCGGGAGCTGACCTGTCAGCGAAGCAATGAAGCTCATGCGGGTGGCGAGCCTCCGAAATGCGATAACCTCGCCACTGATTATGGGTGCATGTTATGTACTGTTTTTTCTTTCTTAAATTCATTCTAAAAAATTCAAAATATGAAAACAAAAATCTTTTTATTAGCTGTATTATTTTCTTTCTTTTCGTGCAACAACCAGCCAGACCCAACAAGTATGGCAAGTATTTTAAATAAATGCGAAGGCAAAACTATTGTTGTCGCAACTGGCATAAATGAAGGTAATTACGATTCTTATAAGTATTTTATTTTAGTTCGAGATTCAAAAGGTCAAACCTTTGAGTATGTAGGTGCTAAATATGACGTAAAGGTCGGTTCTTTTTTAAAATAGTACATAACTATTGCATACACGCCATAATATGCATTGACTATATAATAATCAATAACTAAAATTACTATCAATAACGATTAAAATAAGTAAAAATTCAGTATTTCACTTAGTAAATTATTCAAATCTAAAGTTTACTTTTGTGGAAAATTAATCATAAATAAATTTAAAAATGGAAAAGCAAAAAATTAATGAAATTGAAATTAATGGCATCATATATGTGCCAAAGAATTGTGTTGATAAATTAGCCGATAATGATTCGGATGGGCTAAAGCCGGTTTTGGTGAGAAGCTATTCTGCCGGAGTGCATTTTGGATATTTAAAATCAGAAAACTTTACATTATCCGGGAAAGTAGTTGTGTTAAAAAACACAAGAAGAATATGGTACTGGGATGGCGCAGCTTCATTGTCCCAAATGGCTATAGAGGGGGTTAACAGGCCTGAAAATTGTAAATTTTCAATGACCCTATCTGAAAATGAAATAGTCAACGTAATCGAGACTATACCATTGACTAAAATTGCTTTTGAAAATCTTTTAAAAGTAGCGATATGGAAGAAATAAAAAAATATGGCTCTGGCGATGGCTCTGGCTATGGCTCTGGCTCTGGCTATGGCGATGGCTCTGGCGATGGCTCTGGCGATGGCTATGGCTCTGGCTCTGGCTATGGCGATGGCTCTGGCGATGGCTCTGGCTCTGGCTCTGGCTATGGCGATGGCTCTGGCGATGACGATGGCTCTGGCTGTTAAAATTAATGATGAGGTGGCGAAATTGGAAGACGCTTAGATATTGCAACAGCTTTATTCTATTCAAGTATGCAGGTTCGATTCCTGCCCTCATCACAAATAATTTTAAAAATAATATGTTATGAAACAAGAATTTGAAATGTTACAGTCCGAAATGGACGAAATATTACGGATTAATAAAGAAACTCCATCGGCTGTTATGATGGTTGGAGGTGTTGATTTTAGCGGTACAAAACAAGATACTGTAAATCATTATTGGAAATTACTCGGTAATAAATACGGATTTGAATGGAATTCCGTCGAGGGTAGTGCTAAAGGTGAATTATTCTTTCTCGCAACCCCAAAAGAAAAAGTTATACCAAAAACTCAAACTGAAATTGAAATGGACAAATATGATTCTATTCAAAAAATAGTCTCTCAACTTGAGCTATGTGAATATAAATGCGAAGGTGGTTTTTTAAAAAACAATATTGCCTTTTTAGCGCTCAAAAGAATGGCTAAGATTTAAATTAATGACAATAGAAAACCGAGTAAATAAAATCGTTCAGCTTATTATAAACCTACCAGAAGAGGCATTGTTAAAATTCGCCAAACGGGAAACTGCTTATAAAAAACGGAATCAGGTAATAATTAGGTTGTTACTTATAATCAAAAAGTTAATATAATGGCAACTGTTATAAATAGTTTTGAGCCGGGAAAAACAATTTGCCCAAACTGCTTTGGTAAACTTGAACTGCATTACGAACATACAAAAGTTGTCCGAAAAGCCGATCGGTGCAACGACGAGGAATTAAAAATAATCGGGATAGATATGAAATGTCCCGATTGTTTAGAAATATTTCACGAAGGAGATTATGAAGATTAATTATTAATATTAAATATAAAAATATGGAAAATTTAAAATCAGAATTAGACGAACAAAAAAATGAAAGCGAAGCCGTTGTAGTGCTTTCTCCCGAAATTACCGACCTTGCAAACAAGGTATCGGAAGAAAAAAGGGTGGAGGTGCAAAATGTTTTAAACCAGGTATTCGCTGGAACTGCGGATTGGAAAAAACAAGTAGATGCAATTAATGTTAAAGATGTAAACGACAAATTCAGTATTCAATTAGCCGACACGGCACGTATTAACGCTAAAAATGCCAGACTTGTAGCCGAAAAGATTTTCGATTCAAAGCGTGAGGCTGTTCAGCAGAAAAAATCAGAATATGATTTAGAAGATAAATTATGGCTCAAGGCGAAACAAACCATGCAAATTCTTTTTAAAGATATTGAGGATTCTGCAAAATGGAAAGCCGAAACAGTTAAGCGTTTTGAAGCTGAACAAAGAGAACTTCAAACGCAATTAAGAATTGAAAAAATAAAGGTTTTTAATCCTGAAATCGAACGCTCCGAAATTGAAAATATGAGCGAATCAATGTTCAATATTTTTCTTTCAGGTATCGAAAAGGCTTATAATGATAAAATTGAAGCCGATAAAAAAGCCGAAGCAGAAAGGGTAGCTAAGGAAAAAGCGATCCAGGAAGAGCAGGAATGTATCAGAAAAGAAAATGAACGGCTAAAAAAGGAGGCCGAAGAAAAGGAAAAGGCCTTGGAAATTGAACGTAAAAAGCAGGAGGAGATTTTAACTAAGCAAAAAGCCGAAGCTGATAAAAAACTTGCCGACGAAAGATTAAAAGCTGAAACGGAACGCAAAAGAATCGAAGCAATAAATCAGGAAAAATTTGAAACTGAACGTAAAGAGCGTGAGCGAATATATGCTGAACTTAAAGCAAAAGAAGCTAAAGAACGTGCCGAAAAATTAGCAATAGAAGCAAGGGAAAAAGAACAAAAAGAAGCCGAATTAAAGGCGTCGCTGGCTCCCGACAAAGAAAAATTAGAGAAATGGATTAACGCTATTGAGCTTCCAAAACTTACGCTTTCAACAGTAAACGCAACGGCAACCGCCGCAGTGATTAATGAAAAATTAGAAGTCTTTAAAAACTGGGCTTTAAAACAAATTCAAAACCTTTAAATAAAATCAAAATGGAACTTACGGGAATAATTATTAAAGTATTGCCTTTACAAAGCGGGCAAGGAAAAAACGGAACATGGACAAAGCAAGAATATGTAATCGAAACCGAAGGGCAATATCCTAAAAAGGTTTGTTTTTTGCTGTGGGGAGAACGTATTGATAATGCTAACATTAAAGAAGGTGAGCAAATGACAATATCATTTGATATTGAAAGCCGTGAATATGAAGGCAAATGGTATACACAAATAAATGCTTGGAAGGTATCTAAATCGTACGATCAAAAACCGGCAGAGGACGAATTACCCGAAAGCGATCAGTTACATAACGAACCGGAAGAACAAAAAGATGATTTGCCTTTTTAGTAACCAATTAAACAATAATAAATTATAGAAATTTCAAAACAAATGGAAAATAACGAAGAATCAATAATTATTGAAAATTCAGCTATTGAAACTATTGAGGCAACACAAAGAGCTGAATATGATATTCAAATAGCAACAGCAAAAAAATATCCTCGCGATTTGATTAAGGTAAAAAACAATGCCTTAGCGATAATTACGATGGATAAACAGATTGCCGAAAGTTGCAGATATGCACTACCGAGAGATGGCAAATCAATATCTGGACCGTCGGTTCACCTCGCCCGTATTCTTTCACAACAGTACGGTAACCTGAGAGCAGATAGCAGGGTTAAACAAATTACAAACAATCAGATAATATCAGAAGCTATTTGTTTTGATCTTGAAACAAACTATGCCGTAAAGGTTGAGGTGAGAAAATCTATTGTTGGAAAGCGTGGTAGATATTCAGATGATATGATTGTAGTTACTGGAAATGCTGCTAATGCAATAGCTTTTAGAAATGCTGTTTTTTCTGTTATTCCTAAGGGATTAACAGACATATGTTATAAAAAATCTATGGAAATGATTACCGGTGATTTATCTGATGAAACAAAACTAATCCAGGCTCGGGCAAAATCTATCAAATATTTTATTGATACATATGCCTGTACGGAAAATGATATTCTTTCAGTGCTTGGACTAAAAGCTATAACACAAATCAAATCCGAACATATAGCAGATTTAAGAGGATTAATGCAGTCTTTAATTGACGGAGATACTACTCCTGAACAAACTTTTAAAAGTTTAAAGCCTGTTTTGGAAACAAAAAATATTGATAAAATCAACGATGATAAAGAAAAAAATAGATTCATTGAATTTATTAATAACGCTCAAACTTTAGATGAACTTGGAATGATTGAGCAACAGGCTATTGAATACGGATTAACAGAAATGATTGAAGACAGAAAAAAACTAATTTCTTCAAAAAATGGAAAGTAAAATTCTATTTAGAGCTTCTCAGGTGGGTAGGCTAATGACCGATCCAAAATTGAATGCCGACAAATTGGCTGGTAAATTAGGACAAACCGCAAAGTCATATATTGAGGAAATATGGCTTCATAATAATTTTGGTTACAAAGAAGAGGTTATGACTGATGAAATGATAAAAGGTTTAATATGTGAGCAAGATAGCATGGAACTGGTACAGCAAGTTTTAGGAGGCGGTTTCAGAGTTAAGAACCGTAAAAATTTTAAAAACGATTACCTAACAGGGACGCCAGATATTGTTTTAATCGATTCAATTGAAGACTTAAAAACTTCTTTTACCGTTAAAACCTTTTTTAATAGTGAACTTAATTCACTATATTACTGGCAGGGGCAGGTTTATATGGAACTGACTGGTAAAAAGCATTTTAGATTAATTTATTGCCTCGTAAATACACCGGAAGAAATTGTTTTAGATCTTGAAAAAAGAGTATACTACAAATTTTCATGTGATGAGGATAATCCGCATTATAAATTGTGGGTTGAACAAATACGCAAAAATCATACTTTTGATAATATACCAGCAAAAAACAGAATCAAAGTATTTGAATTCGTGTACAACCCCGAAGACATTGAAAAAATGTATCGTAAAATTGACAAGGCAAGAGAATATTATAAATCATTAACTCTTTAATCTATGAAACTATTAGTATTAATTTTAATCGCCGCCATGCTTATTTATTTCTTCAAATATTTAGGTAAAATAGTTAAGAAATGGAGCAAACAGCCGGAAGACGAACCGACTGAATGGACAAAAGCTACCGGAGTTGATGGAAAAATAAGATGGATTTAAAAAAACCAAAAGCGATGGAAAATAAAAAAACCAAAATAGAATATATCCGTCGATGGATTGCAAATCCGGCTCATAAAGGACGTTATTTTACAGGATTAGAATCCATACCAATTTTTCACACAGTTAAGTTTAGCACCCGAATAGGTGAAGAAGAACGCAGACAAGGAAAAACACTTGTCAACCGTGAAAGAATCCAGTTAAAAACTGGCGAATATGTTACTAAATATACAATTCTTTAAAATATTAAAATAATGAAAACAAAACAAAAATTTAACTTTAACACTAAAATCAATTTGGCTTGCGGCGATGACAATCTTAGACCACGTTTTAATTACGTGTATTTTGTCAATGGATTTATGTACGCTTCGGATGCACACATTTTAGTAAAACAATCATTACAATTACATACTATTATTAATTGTAATTTATTAAATGGGAAAAGTATTCATAAAAATACATATACTAATATATTAAAATATCAATTTGCTCATGCTACTGAAAATGGTATTGAATGTTCGATGAGGGGAAATGCAGATGTTGTACTTTTTAAATATTCCAAAAACGAAATGACGATGCCAGATTTTGAATCGGTATTAAATTTTGAATACAAATCAATGTCAAGTATTAAAATTAATTGTATTAAATTTAAAAGATTAATAAGCTCAATGTATTTGCCGGAAGGAAATATTACAATGACTTTTTGTGGTGATAACAAGGCTGTAAAAATTACAGCAGGTGGGGTTGATGAAAATTTACAAGTCGCATTATTAATGCCAATTTATATAGATAAATAAGTTATGACACAGGAACAATTTGACACAATAATTTTTTAAAAAGGAAAAAGAGTTCAATCTAAAGACGGAATACAATAATTAATCGTTGCCGTAGACTTTGAAATAAGGGCTGTTGGAATAAGAATTAAAAATCATACCGGAATTGACTGGATTGAATGCGAAGACATTAAAGAAATATTTAAAACTTAAAATTACATTAATATTTTTATATTAAACTTAAAATTATGTACGAAATAATAAAAGATCAAAGAATTATGCTTAAACCAGAACAGGAGGCGATAAAGAGATTAGAAGACAAGCTAAAAGAATCAGAAGAAGCGATTCATAAATTTGAAAGCGTAACAGACTTTCTAAAACCATTTTTACATCGCAAAATTATTCAGGATTTTTATGATTTAAAATCTGATTATCTTTCATTAAAATCATATGCCGCAACCGTTGTTGATTTATTTAAAAAGAAATGATATGAAAAATTTTAAAGGAAAAGCGATCTATAATCCCTCCGGCAAGGCTGGTGAGTATAGCTACTGGGCGTGTAATTTTTACGTTGGCTGTTCGCATGGTTGTACTTACTGTTACTGTAAGAAAGGAATTTTAGCAAAGGCAATGGGACAAAAAAGTCCGCAACTTAAAAAGTGCTTCATTGATGGTGGGTATCATAAAAAAGATAGAAGTATTTATATGCTTCCAGAAGATTACGCATTGTATATTTTTAAATTAGAATTGGAAGAAAATATACAAGAGCTTAAAAAGCACGGTTTATTTTTCTCATTTACAACCGACCCAATGTTGACAGAGACAATTGAATTAACACTTAATGCAGCCGATATTTCAACAGAATTAGATGTCCCGGTAAAAATTCTTACAAAATGCACAAAATGGGTAGATAAATTCATTGAGAACTCTGATACAATGGAAAATGCCGAAACTGGTTTACAAACATGGAAAAAATATTGGGCCTTCGGCTTCACCCTCACCGGGCATGATGAGTTAGAACCAGGAGCCTCAACCAATCAGGAGCGGATCGAAGCGATGATAAAACTTCATAATGCAGGTTTTAAAACATTCGCTTCTATTGAGCCGATTATTGACATAGATAGTAGTTATGAAATGATATTATTAGCAAACAATGCCGGATGTGACCTTTTTAAAATAGGCTTAGAAGCTGGTAAAGAATATAATAAAACTGGTTTGCTTTATTTCATGATGAATGTAATTGATAGATTATCTGATAAAAAAGTCTATTTCAAAGATTCTCTTTTGAAGCAAGCCGGAATAACCCGCAACAAACTCACGGAAAATTGCGTAGGTAGAGATTATAATTTATTTGAATAAATGACAATTTTAGAAAAAAAGAAATTCATTGCTTACGTAGAACAAGAATTACGGATAAACATTGTCGCTGAATTGCAGTTTGCACCGCCCAGGAAATTCCGATTTGATTACGCCATACTAGCGTTCTTTATAGCAATAGAAGTTGATGGCGGAGCTTTTAAGAAGCGTACATACCGGAATAAAAAAGGCGAGTTAATTACGACAATCGGTGGTAGGCATAATTCAGGAACTGGATTTTTAAAAGACATGGAAAAGCTAAATCTTGCTACTATGATGGGATGGCGAATACTACGGTTTACACCGCAAGAATTGTGTACAAATGTAACAATTGAAACCATTAAAGCCACAATACAAAGAAGTTGTGAATTTACAACAGTAAACAATAACGTTAAATTTTAAAGAAATGGAAAAACCTAAATTAATAAATGAATGTCTATTTTGCCGTAGTAGATTTTGCTACGAAAGAGTTGTATCTAAAGATATGGAATATGACGAGGTCGCATGTACAAAACACGTTAAAGAATTACATAAACATTCTGACATTACCGCTCCGGGCGTGATGAAATCATTTATTTCGGGTACTGGGATTCAAAAACGGGGAGTTGATTTTAAATGGGGTAATGAAAATAATTAATTAATCTTAAAGAAATGAAATTAGATATCATTAATATTGCAAAGAATAATGTTGCAAAAAGGCACGGGTATTCAGATAATGTTTTAGGTGCAAGATGGGAATATGCTATGATGTTAACGCATAGAACTAAATGTCAAATAAAATTATATGAAGAGTGTTTAATTGAATTAATTAATCAAAAAACGTGTAATTGTTCCGTTGATGAGACTACTGGAAATTTAAAGATAAAATGTTGTAATATTTGCGGCAAACCTTTAAAATCTGAAAATTGGATTTAATTATTTTAAACTTAAAATAAAATGAGACAAAAAAGACATATTAGCGTAAATATAGAAGGGTTATTACGCAACTATAAAAGAAAAAAAATAACCTTTTTGGAAGACGATAACGGAAAAAGGTTATCTGATTCGGAAGCAAGGATGGAAATAGCAAAATTGCAAGCATTAGGGCATAAATTAATTGGTTGCGGTGATGACTGCGAAGGCTTTGATCCTTTCGGCGGCGGATGTCCTGGTCATAATATTCCAGATGATGAAATTATTTAATTTATTTTGTCAAACCAATTAAAAAATTATCTATCTTTGCCGAGCTTATAAATCCTAAATCATGCACATAAAAATATATCACAGCCAAAGTAACTATCAACGCCCAGTGCATAGGGATAAGCCGTTGTATATGAAATGGCTGTGTTTTTTTATTTATATAAAATGACAGGATATATTAAACTTCATCGCCAAATTTTAGAATGGGAATGGTATTCTGATATAAATACTAAGATACTATTTTTACATATATTGTTAAAAGCTAATTTTAAAAATATGGTTTGGCGTGGTATAAATATTAACCGAGGTCAACTATTTACATCTATCTTTCATTTATCCTCTGAAATAGGTATTTCTGAAAAACAAATTAGGAATTCTTTAAAAAAGCTAAAAAACACAAATGAAATAGACATACAAGGGGCGAGCAATGGGACAATGATAACTGTTTGTAATTATGAAACATACCAGTCTTTAGAAACATCAGAGGGCGAACAAGAGGCAAGCGAAAGGGCAAACGAAGGGCGAACGAAGGGCGAACGAAGGGCGAACGAAGGGCGACAACGTAAGAATGATAATAAAGACAATAATGAAAATAATGCAATAAATAATACTCTTTTGTCTGAAATTAAAATTTCTGACGTGCCTTTTGAAAAAGAAAAAACAAATGAGCTTTGGCAAAAATTACTTTCATCAAAAAAATGGAAAAATAAATCAGAAAATGCAATTCAACTTTCAATAGATAAATTAAAAAAATTCGATGAAAATTTTATTTGCGAACTTATAGAAAATGCAATAATAGGTAATTACCAAGGATTAGTATTTTCGGATACTGAACAAAAATATAAAATTTGGCAAAATGGAAGAAAAACCGGAAACGACGCAAAAACTGGATCAGTTATTGGAACGGATAGAGACAGATTTGAAGTCGGTGAACAAGACTATTCAAAGAAGAGTTTTTAATACCGAAGCACATTTTTTGATTATTAAAAAAATTGCAGGCGAAAAATGGATTTTTGACGAAAGTAATAAATGTATTTATTTTGATTTATTAGATTATTTTAATGGCTCTGAAAACTTCGTTAAAAAAGGATATTCTCTTGAAAAAGGAATATTATTGATCGGAGGAATCGGAACAGGAAAAACTTCAATAATGGAACATTTTAAAAAATACTGTTTTTATACAAATAATCAAAATACATTTAGAATTGAGGAAAGCAGAATAATTAACCGGGAATTTGTGAAAAATGGCTTTGTCGGATTAGAAAAATATTCAACAAACCCTGAATATACAGAGCACGGTAATATAATACCAGCAGTCTTCAATTTATGTATTGATGATTTAGCCCTTGAGCGTGAACAAGAGGCAAATTATGGAAATAAGATAGATGTTATGAGCGAATTAATAGGGGATCGGTATAAACTTCTTAAAAAAGGAAAATTTACACACGCAACATCTAATTTGTCAGTAGATTCATTACGGGAAAAATATAAAGATAGAATTTCTGACAGATTTAAGGAAATGTTTAATATCTTAATATTAGACGGTAAAAGCAGAAGAAAATAATTAAAAACCGATTTAAAATAAAATCATGACAAAAAGAGAAAAAATAAGGCAAATTGTATTTAATAAATTCAATGGAAAATGCGCTTACTGCGGTGATCCGCTTGAATCATGTTGGCATGTTGATGAGTTAGAGCCAGTACGCAGAAATCATATATACAACAAAGATAAGCATAGGTGGGAAATTAATAAAGAAAACCCAATGATGTATCCAGAAAGATTAAATATAAATAATCAATATCCAGCATGTCCATCTTGTAATATTAATAAACATTCTATGTCTTTGGAAGGTTTTAGAACTTCAATTTATGATTTTATTAAATCGTTAAATAACAATAGTGTTCAATATAAGATAGCTAAAAAATATGGATTAATTACAGAAACTAAAAATCCAGTAGTATTTTATTTTGAAAAACATTTAAGATAAATTAATTAAATATCAAAACTATGAAAAAATTAGCTAAAGATTTAGAATTTATATCTGTAATTAATCGGGACGGTTCAGGAACTACTCCAGTTGATAATAATTATTTAGAAATATTATTGACAAATCCTTTAACAAGAGATACGCCTTTTGAGATAAGAAGGCTCTCGTATACAGAAGATACGTTTATAGCATTTGGATTTAACGCATTTGTTGTAAAATTAAAAAAGTAGGAAAATGAAAAAAGTAAAATGTGTTTTTGATGGACATGTCGTTGAGTGTAAAGTAAATGAAAATTTAGGATTTCAAGGAGGAGTTTATGTTGTTACCGTCATTTTTAATAACAAAGAAAGATTCGTGCAAAAATATAAAGGTCAAAGCGAATATAGAGAGAGAACGATTCAGGAAAGATTTGGATATTAAAAATTATAATATATAAATAAAAAACATTAAAATTCATATAATGAAACCAATTAAAGTAAAAGGAATAACATATTATCCAATACCTGAAATTAAAACACATTCATGCGATGGGTGTGAATTGGAAAAATTTAGATCAAAATTTGGAATATGTAAAATTAAATCAGCAGAATGTGAAGGTGGTTATATTTATGTAAAACCAAATATCACTACTGATGATATTTGTTCAGAAATAGCCGCTGACATGGAAGAAGGTGGAATGTCTGAAACGGCAACGCAGTATTATTTAAAAAAATGGCAAAATAAATATATAATTAAAAGAAAGGAAAAATAAAATGGGAAATTTAAGTAAAAAACAAATAAATAAAATTATAAGAATTTCTTTTGTACATGATGTAATAAAAGAAATAGAACCTGACATGGGTAGAATTATAAGCGAAGCGCATTGGGTAGATACACCACCAGATATGTGGTGCAGGGAAGAAAAAGAATTGTACGATAAAATGACTCAGCTTGAGGATTGTATAAAAAATGAGGTTTTAAATATAATAAAAGGAAGGATAAAATGATAACCAAAGAAAACATAGTCATATTAGCTTGCCATTATTTTGAAATACAGCCATATATTTTAATAGGTAAGAGAACGCATAAATCTAACCGGAACGATGCATCACAACGTTTTATATGCTGGTATTTGATTTATAAACATATATCAATTACGGAACATAATATAGCTAACTATTTCGGATTTAACCATTCAACGGTGCATTACGGAATCGCCCAGGTTTGTGGATGGCTAAAAGTGAATGAAACGCAGACTGTTTTAGCAATTGAGTTTTTAGAGGGAAAAATTAAAAAGTTATAAATTAGATTTTAAAAATTAACAAAATGGAAGACGGAAATATTTTAATAAAAGAACATAACGAACTAAATTCTAAATCAAACAAAACCGAAAACGATATAAATCGAATATTTGAAATTAGAATGTATATTTTAAAAAAATGGTATTTATCGACATGGGAAGACAATTATAAAGGCTGTGATTTATCTCCTTATGTTGTTGAAAATAAAACAATAAAACAAAAAATAATGACACAAAAAACAACTCAAGTGATAGAAATTTTAAAGAAGTGTAAGGTTGAAGGATATGTTATAAAACTTCCACAGATTCGGATTAATAGAAATGAATATGTAGATGTAAAGAAGCAGCTTGAACTTATTGGCGGAAAATGGAAAGGCGGGAAAGTATTCGGGTTTGTATTCCAAACCGATCCAACTGATTTACTTAAACAAATTACAAATGGGAAAAAGCGTAATATCAAAAAAGAATTTCAGTTTTTTGCAACACCTGAAAAATTGGCTACCGAAATCGTAGAGATTGCGGACTTAAAACAGCACGATACTATTTTAGAACCATCTGCCGGACAGGGAGCAATTATTAAGGCAATAAACAAGGTTTGTGACGTTGTGCCTGATTGCTTTGAATTAATGGATGTAAACACCGTTATTTTAAATAAAAGCGGACTTCGTTTTAATTTGATTGGGAACGACTTTTTAAAACACAACGGCAAAGTTTACACAAAAATAATTGCAAACCCACCTTTTACAAAGAATCAGGACATTGACCACTTGAAAGAAATGTATGAATGCCTTGCCCGTGGTGGTAGATTAGTTTGTATAACTTCCGAAAGCTGGGTAAATGGTAATCAAAAAAAACAGATTGATTTTAGAAATTGGCTTGATAAATTAGAAGCTGAAATTTATCCTATTCTAAGCGGAACATTCAAAGAAAGCGGGACAATGATAAGCGCAAAAATTGTAGTTATCAATAAACCGATGTAAATATTTGTATAAATATTAAAACATAAAATATGACAATCCAAATGGTAAAAATGGGCGAGCACGCTTTGTTTATATTAGACTACAAAGATGGTGAGTTGACTTTTAGAACTTCACGTGTACCCGAACATAGACAAACGTAAAAGATAACAATAGAAGGCGATATGGTTTATACTAATCTTTATAAATTTCACATCGTATATTTAAATAATTTTATTAGGGAAAACAAGATAAACAATTAAAATATAAAATTATGGAATATAAAGCAGAAAATAGAATTGAGATAGATCGTTATAACGATCTATTAAATAAATATGGTGTATCTGGAGATGAACACTTTTTTAGGAGTTTAGCTATTAAAATAATTACAGACATTCCGTTTAATAATTTAGAAAGTGTTTTTAATTTTGAAAAAATAGATCCATTTTCTATTGAAAATAAAGAACTATTAAATAATGAATTAGCATCTGAGTATAAAAAGGGGGTAACTTTACTGTTGCATGATAGAAATATTATTTTATTTAGAGCTAAATTAGTATTTTAAAATGGCATATGAAACTTGTAAAGGATATTCTTACTGTAAGCGTTATAAGACCTGGAGGGCTAAGGTAAAAATTGACGGAGTATATTACTACTTGGGTTCATTTGACACCGAGAGAGCCGCAGGATTAGCCGTAGATAAGAAATTAATCGCAATGGGTAAAGAACCACGTAACGTTTTGAAGCGTTTTAAAGCCACAGAAACGACGCAATGATTAAATATGGTAGTTGTACCGCTTTTAGAAGTTATTACATCGCGCGTAAGAAAAAGTGGCAAATAATGGTATTTTAAGGATAAAGATTAATAGGCGGCTAACAACCGTCTTTTTTTGTGCCGTAAATTTGAAAAATAAATTTTAAAATTATGACAAAACTGAATTTTGCCAGGGTATATACGATATTTGCGGTAAGGCGTAAACCGGGATAATTTGACACGGTTTGAAAAATTTTCACATCAAAAACAAAAGCTAAAAATTTAATCACAAAAACATATATTAAAAATTTGAATTACTTATAAATACGACAAAATATCTAAATATATGAATATGAAATAATTGGCTTTAAATAATAGGATATAACAAACGAAAAAAGTAAAAAGGTATAATTATATCAAAAAGGATAAAACGCTTTTAAACCGGCTTAAAATAGCTTTTAAAATTACGAATAGATATGTAAAATATTAGATGTTAAAAACTGGAGTTATAAAATTAGATAAATATTTAATAATCAATAAAATAGATAAATAATGGTTTAAGTTATTGTATAATAGTATTTTATGTTAATTTACGTTTATAATAAACTGAATAATAATTATTTAAAATTTAGTTTAACTATGTTTTATTTTAACATTATTAAAAACTGGGCAAAAATGGAGTAACTTTTGCCTATATTATCGAATAAATTTAATAATTATCTATGCTTATATGACTTAAAATATTAATAATCAGTTAAGTAAAATTGAAAAAAAAGTAAAAAAAAGCTTGGTATGTGAAAAAAAATAGTTATCTTTATTTCATCAAAACGGGTACGCTTTCCCGGACTTGTTCAAAAAAGCTTGGAAGCCCAATCCATACATATGTAAAATTACGTCTGGGGCGGTGGTTGAAGTACCACAGTTGCGTGTCAAAAACTTCTAATTTCTCAAATAGAGATGAAAACAACCTTTGCATAGTCAAAATAAGCAATTATGTTTGACGTGAAAATCGTATTTTCTGCAAAGGGCAAATATTAACTAATTAAATTTATTAAATATGAATAACACAGAAAAAGAAGGGTTTTTAAACTCATTAAAACCAGCGTATTACGAACCATCTGAAAGTTGGGAGTTGGTGGACGAAAACGGACAGTATTATAACAGTTTCGGGCAAGAATTAAGAGACCCTGGAGAATACGACCGTGATACAGAAGGTTACACACCATTTGGCGATGAATAATCTAATTAAATCAGTATCAGCGGATTGGTAGACTGATAAGCAAAAGTAAAGCGGCTTAATAGACTTGCAAAAAAATAACACATTAAAAATCATTAAAATATTAAAATTATGAAAACAACGTTTAAAAACTCAAAAGGTGAATTTTCAAAAGAAAACACAAATTATGTAATTGAAATAGAACACGAAATTTGTTCTATTTCAATCAAAAGGGATGGACAGCGAAATCCGGAAACATCAAACGAAATTCGCGTTCGTTTGACTATGACAAATAAAGGTCATAAGAAACCAATTAAATTTTCAGAAAAAATACTTGGTATATGCCTGAATGATAATGAAAATTTTTGGACAAATTTTCAAAGGGTGGAAGGTATCGAAGGTTCCGATGTTTTTTTCGCAACAACCTGGCGGGAGGCGTTTAAAAAGGCTTACGATTATGCAGTATTTGAACTAAGTAAATATGACGCACTTGTAAAAGAACGTGAACAGGCGCTTATTGATGCTGAATTTTAAAAGTTTCTGATGAGTCGTTGAAAATTACGACGAAAAGCACTCTTTTGAGTGCTTCAAACTTAAACAATAATAAAATAATTAACTTTAATTGCTGCGCTACCGGCACGACGGGCAAATTTTATGGAAAAACAAATCAATTTATTGAAAAAACTAAAAGCCCTTGCCGAAAGAGGCATTGGGGGGGAAGCAGAAAATGCCCAAAATCTTTTTGATAGATTATTGAAAAAATATGGGTTAACCGTCGAGGATATTGAAGGTGAATCCACACAATTTTATGCTTTTAAAGCAGGTGGGGTTAACGCTATGCTTCTTATGCAAATAATTAAAAGAGTGAATTATGATTTAAAAATTTATGATATTCCACCCGAAAAAGTAAAAGCACTTAATTTAGGCGGAAATATAGCAACGGAATGTACGGTTGCTGAATATATCGAAATAGAACAAATGTTTAAGGCCTATAAAAATTTGTACAAAAAGGAAAACGCTATATTTTACTCAGCATTTTTAACCGCAAACGATCTTCTTACCATTCCTCCTAAAAAAAAAGCAAGAACCACTGACGATTTGTCGCCAGAGGAGTTGGAAAAATGGAAAAGAACACAGGCAATGGCTTCTAAAATAAAAACAGAAACAATCAGAAAACAATTAAAATAACTTAATTGCTGCGCTACCGGCAACACGGGCATAAAAAATGAGTAAAATAGATATGTTTAAAACAGAATTAAAATCTTTATTAGAAAAATTCGACGCAAGCATTTCATATGATGTAAATGAATCCGAAATGATTGTTTGTTTCGGAAAAGGAGATGATCGAGAAGATCATATTATTATATCTAACAGTACAGGATTTGACTGTGAAGATTTAGAAAACAATTAAAAATCAAAAAAATGGCATATAAATGGAAGCCTTCAGCATCACAACGCAGAGCGTTTGCTGAAAAGATGAAAGACTCAGGCGAGCAAGCAGCTTATTACGAAAGAAAAAATACAAAAGCAGAAAAAAGACGCTCAATTTCCGATTTTGACTATGAAAAAGCTGGCGGAAATTACGTACCTACTAAGTTTCAATACGATTTTTGTATGAATCATTACGAACTATTTGAAACATCGAAAGAAAAAGACGCTGCTAATTTTGTGATGTCCGCTTTTTCTTTGAACGAAAAAGTGCATCACGATTATATTCACATTATTAACGAAAAAATAAGAAGATATGAAAGATTACGAAAAACAAGCATCTGATTTTTTAGAAAAAACAGGTGCAAAATTAGAAGTTAAATATGTAAAACATGATTTCTATCTTGCTGAAATACAATAAATTATGACAAACCAGGAAAAAGCACGCAGATCATTTGATTATCAGTGCAGAAAAGCAAGTAAATGCAGACACGAGAAATATGAAATTTCTTGTTGCAGTTGTAAATTACAAAAAACTTGTTATATTCAAACTGCTATCGAAAACGCAAGAAAAAAAATAGTAATATGTCTGAGCAGATAATAATATCTCAAACCAACTACGATAAAGGTACTCGGATTGTAGATGTGTATCTTGAAAACGAAACGATAGATGTACAGAAATACAATGTGTATGTATATCGGTTTAAGGAACTCTCTGAAAAATTCAGAAATGTTTCGATGAACAAAGTTAATGAAATTTTAGAAAACAATTAAAAATCAAAAAAAAAGATGCAAATTAAAATTTAAAACGATGAAAAAAATAATAAAAAAATCTGTGATGGTAACTTTTGAAAATTACTATTGCAAGTTACAAAGTCAATTAGTCTTAGATACTGTTAGCGAAAAACGTGCAATTAAAACTGTTAAAGCTTTTCAGGGGAAAAGGCAATGTGTTATTAAATGCTGCAAGGTGTTAAGAAATATAAATGTAGACGATCTTAATTACGATCTTGACTATGCAATTTCACCTAAATTTTATAATCTTTAAAAATGTAAAAAATGAAAAAAACATATGAATAAAATAACACTATCAGATAACTTCTTTATTATCGTTTTACGATATAAGAAAGACTACGCAGCTTACCTGTTTGAACAAGAATTGATAAAAGCCGCCAAAATCTTCTCAATCAAAACCGAAAGGGAAGAGATTCAAAAATGGGGATTAAAATATTTAAATACTTAAACATGAAAAAATATACATATCACAGAAGGCCAACCGAATTTGAAATAAAGTTCGGTGAAGGAGCTACGCACTATGCAGATTTTAGTGAAAAGGTTTGTAAGAAAAAGAAAAATGGAGAATTAAAGAAGTGGTTAATATCTCCATATGATAAACTACGATATTATTTATAATCATCAGCCTACCCCTAACCGGACAGGCTTTTTTAATGCCCAGTTGAGCTTAGTGTATAAAGTACACTAACTAATAAAACCGCTTAAATATAAAACAAATTATCTGAAATTATAAAAGTTTACACCTCGACTTGATTAATAAAACAAACAAATTATCTTTGCATTATAATTATCCGATTAGAAAAAATTAAACGTTTAAAAAAAATAAAACGTTTTTATTGTTGATAATTAGGATAATATGTAAAATGTGAGTTGTGAATGTTTCTTTATTGAGATACAACATCCACACACATAAACAGTAAGGATAAATAAATATTTAACATTATGCCATTTAAAAAAGGTGAGAGGTACGCAGGTTCAGGACGTCCAAAAGGCGGGAAGAAGATAACTGATTTTAAATTAGTTGCAAAAGATATCGTTGAAAAACATACTAAACAACTTAATATGTGGCTTGACCGGGTGGGCGAATCTGATCCCGATAAGGCTATAAAATTATTGATGGAATTAGCAGAGTTTAATTTCTCAAAGCTAAGTCGTATAGATGTAGTCGATTCAAATAAATATCCAATATCTTTTACTTTTACTCCTGCAAATAAAGCAGTTAAATCAACAGATACAAAGAAGGTGCAGGATGAGAAGCAGGTTGTTTTGAGCGAACAATCACAATCTAATTAGCCTGTATATTTACAAGCCTGTTTTGCCTGTCTTCACTCCGTGCAATAAGTAGACTTTAGTATTACTAATCAACTACTTACAAAACTGGCTATCTGTTTATAACTAACTGATAATCATTAAATGAGTATCAGTGAGTTATGATATTAATGTACAAACCGTATCGTTCTATAATCGAATGCTGTATTAGTACACTCTATTTAACATAATGTCTATTATTAGACAAGAGTTAGTTTAGATGTGTGATGTGTGTAACTATGTTGGATTGTTTGATACTACACTAACTGATTAGATCAGCCAGGATATACGATTAGTTGTTATTAGTAGTATCGTATCCAGAGAGACAGATCGCGTGTTGCTGGGCTTGAAAAGAGGGGGTATACCCCCAGTTCACAAACAGTGAAACGGGGGTGGGGTAACATCTGAATATTTTTTTGGTACTAATAAACTACTTATATAACTATCTTATTATTAATCAAATAAGATTTAATATAATATCCGGGTTAGTTTCTGTGAAAGCCCTAACCATTTTACCATCGCTTAACTCCCATTCTCCTCTATGATTAAAATATTCAATAGAATAAACGGCGGTTTTGTTAATTTCTAATATAACCATATAATTAATTCCATTAAACGATGGTTCGTTTTCGGGATATTTTTTAAAAACTTCATTTATATTCATTTCTGATATATTATAATAATTTAAGCATTGATTTTAAATTATCTATTCTGCTTTGTAAATCCGTTCTGCTTAATCCTTTCTGATGTTTTTTAATTTTACCAATAATTTGTTCAATTTGTTCAAAATTTTCGTATTCCATTTTTTTTATTTTTAGTTATTCGGTTACTTTTGGTATATTTTCTACTAAAATGTCTTTAAAACTAATTATTTTATAATTACCAGTATCCGCTATTGCCTTCCAGTCAGTAACGTCATCACTATATTCGACATGGTAGCATAGTTTAGGGGCTGTATTTTCATGTGTAATTATACTTACACCGATTATCTTAGCCGGTATTCCACATCTAAACATGTACCTATGTATTCCTACAAAGTATGCATCTTCTATTGTCATATTTTTTTATTTTATATTATAATATTTTCATTCGGTAACAACTCTTCAATCCATCCATCAGTTTTAGGGTTATGAGATATTAATATTTGGGGTCGCTGTTCTGCTTCGTCAATGGATATGATATTAAATTGATGCCCATTTTCAAATCTTGTGCTATCTAAATAAATAACCTCAACTATTTTATCAACTCCAAGAAGGTGAATTATACTAAACCATTCGTCGTAAGATTCAACGCTACCTATTACTCCAATTTTTATCTTTTCGGATCTATTAGATTTTAAACATTCATTTAAGGATATAATTTTTTGTATTTGCGATTTGGTTAATTCCATTACTGTTTCATTTTATTAATTTTTAATTTGAGTTAGTATATCTTTTAATAAAAAATCCATTTCGTTTCTATTTAACTACTCCAAATCAATCCATGCACAGATAAATATATTTTTAAGAGTTATTTTAACTTCTCTTATTCCACACTCTTCCTCTATAACAGAAAGCGCATCAGATAGTTTGTATGCCTTTTCTATACTTTTTATTTGAAGTCCATTTAAGATTATTTCAGGGTGCTTTTTCATATAATAAAAATTACTACTTATTTGAATTAATAAACCTACTACCATAAATAGCCAATACTATTATTATACCCAACTTCCCATCATAAAAGTAACTTGCCATTATTACCGATGCACCTATCATCAGGTATCCTAAATCATTTTTTGTCATTTTAAAAACTCCTTTACTTCGTTAAGTTTAGTTATTATCTGGTCTATTTCGGCAATGGTCGGACAGTAATGTTCGTAGTAATTATATCCAATGTCGGGACCTAAATCTTTGCTATAATCAATACCGCAGGCAATAACGGGTGCATACTCCTTACTATCCAAACTTTCACATATTCCTATTGCCATGCAATATATTCCCATTTTTAGTCTTAATGTTTTAATTTCTGGTTTCATAATTTATTTGATTTTTTAAGGTAAGTAGTTTCGCACCCGCAGCAGTTTTTAGCTTTTAATCCGCTTCCGCATTTGCACGGTGAATTTCTGGTTATTTTACGGGCGATTAATTTGTCGCCTTTATCAACCAAGAAGTGTTTAAGTTTTCGTTTTTTTTCATCGTTCTAAATTTTGTGGGCTACGGACGAATCGAACGTCCAACTAAGTGATCAACTTATGCAATACCCTTCTGCCAATAACCCCCTCAACCTCCGTAATAGGATAGTTGAGTGTTTAAAAGACCACCAGAACATCACAATGTCTAAAATTAGACGTAAGGAATTCAACCTTACCTGGCATTCTTATTCATAATATTTTAAACCACCTCCGTGCAGCCATTAAATCAAATTCTGATACTTGTTTAAATAATTTTATCTGCCTCATTCTAAATTCAACGTTATTATCGTATAAAACGTGGCAATCCCGACATAGTATTACTAAGTTTTGAGTTTTAGTGTAGTATTCTGGAAATAACTGTTTATTGAGTAAGTGAGCCAAGTCGTTTCCTGTATTTCCGCATATAACACAAACCTTAGGAAGTTTTTCCTTTATCTTTTCAAGCCTTTTATTTTTTTCGGCTTGTTTTTTGCTAATTTTAATCATCCCAGAACCCCTGCATTACGAATTTACCGTTTTTGTCAAATGTAATTGTGGAATAACATCCGGTAATACCATCAAGTTTTGATTCTTTTTCAAAATTTGGGCGTAAATATACTACTTTGATGTTAAATTCTCCTTCATGAACAACGTTAAATTCTATTCCAATAGAATTGTAAAGTTCTGTAAATTTTTCTAAGTCCTTCATTAGTTTTTTGGGTTTTATACTGATTTAATTTTAATTTCTATTTCGTATAATTTATCTGCGGATAAACTGTCTACTATTTTAGTCATAGTTCCATCGTTATGTTCAAGAAATTGCCGTAAATCTTTTGGTATATTTGTAAAATAATTTTCAGTCGAATTGAATACATAATTAGCAATAAATCTTATACTTATATTTGCTTCTTTTTCTGTCATTAGTTTAATTTTTTAGTGTTAAATTTTTCATCATGTTCCTGTATAATGTCATTGAATTTTTTTGTCCATTCAGCGAGTACGTCGGTAATGCCAGAATCCATCGCAGCGTAAAGTGTGGTTAGGATATAAGCTGCGTCTGCACAACCTATCAACATGGCTTTGTCGGCTAATTTTTCTATTGTTGATTTTAAAATTTCCTCATTCATAATTATTCGATTATAAATTGATTACCTTTTTGTTCAAACTTAATATTATTCATCTGAAATGTTTTTGTTAGGCTGATCTGGCAAAAACAATCGCCCAGGCAAAATCCACGGAAATTTCTATCAAAAACAAAATACATCGCAGGATAAAGTTTAGATAGTTCTTTGGCGGATTTTATTTCAACGCCCTTACTTTTTACGACTACGGTTTGGCACATATTTCGTTTACTTTGGTTCTAATTTTATAAATTTCAAGTTCGGTTAATGATTTAAAGGTTAATTTTTCTTGGGGCGTGGGTATGGAAAAAATCCATCCTTCACTTGTCCACTCAACAACAACTAAATCATTTTTTTTACGAATACGTCTACGAAATATTTTTCTTCCGTATAATTTTAATAATCTGATGATGCACTCCATACAATAATTTCTCCGGCTAATAATATTAACGTAATAAAAACCTGAATAATACTAATCCTTCGTTTAAGTTCATTTTTTTTGATTTTTAAATTTTTACTCCTCTTTCTCTTAATGTGTACCAAATTAACCGTCTATCGCTTTTTGATTCTAAAAACGATAACGCTCTTATCAGGGATACTTTCCTCCCTTTCTTTTTAGAGAATGTATCCATGTCGGAACATTTGGCATGTGCTACGTGTTCTTTATCTGATACATTGATAATACATTTTGTAAATTTGTCGGCAACTGAATGTCGCCATCTTACTGAAATTTCTTCGTTGATTTGCATTTGATTATATTTAGGGTTAATAATTTTCGCAAAAAGGGATTGCACTTTTGCATACAATCCCCACATAAAAGAATGTGATTTTTATTTCGATACAAAATTACAAATAGTTTTTGAAATATCAATACGTAAAACACTTAATTTTTATTTTTTTTGTAAAATAATTATACGTAATTTTGCTTCGTATTTATATATCTTCATGAATATTCAGTACAACCCTCATTTTCAGGGTATTTTTGATACTAAAAAATTCTACATCGTTGCATGGGGCGGTGGAGGCTCTGGAAAATCGTATTCTATTCAACAAAAGATTGTATATCGTGCATTATCAGAGGATAAAGAAGCTCATAAATTCTTAGCGTTAAGGAAATTCAAAACTACCATTGACCATTCAATATGGGATTTATTTATACATATTATTGACCTTTGGGGAGTTAGGAGTAGAGTTTCAATAAATAATACAAAGCATGAAATAAATTTTGATAACGGCAATGTAATTATCTGTTCAGGACTTGACGAACCGGAAAAATTAAAATCTATCTTTAATGTAGCCTGTATTTTCTTTGAGGAAGCAACCGACTTTGATGAGGAGGACTTAAACCAAGCTGTCGCACGTTTAAGAGGTGATAGTAAGTACTACAAACAGATAATATTAGCTTTTAACCCTATTTCTGAAACCCATTGGCTTAAAAAGAACCTCATAGACAAGCAAACAAAAGATATGTTTGTGATTTGGTCAAACTATAAGCACAATATCTTTAGAGGTGAAGGCTATGAGGACAGAATGAAGGAGCGTTACTCTACCAACGAAAACATGTATCGTATCATGGTGGATGGCGAGTGGGGTAGGATGGTAACCGGACTTGAGTTTTACCCAAGATTCAACTACAAATTACATGTAATGGAACGTGATATAATTCCCAATATGCCATTACATATTTCTTTTGACTTTAACAGGCTTCCATATCTTTCTATTTCTGTTTGGCAGGTTATTAAGATTGATAATATTTATCATGTCAATAATATTGACGAAATGGCACTAAAACCTCCTGATAACGAAACTGAATACGCTTGTAAGGCATTTTTAGATAAATACGGTAAATTTTTAGAAGACAACAATCAGATACTTTATATATATGGCGATGCTTCTGGTCGTCAAAAAAGAACTGAAAGCCATTATCATAATTATGATATAATCGAAAAGGAGTTACAACGATATTTAAGAAATTATTCATGGCGAGTACCTGCCTCAAACCCTCCGGTAGGTCAAAGAAAAGATTTTATCAATAGAATTTTAGCGGGAGGTTATCCCGATATAAGTTTAGCTATCAACCCTAATAATATGTTTATGATAGATGACCTTCAAGGCGTATTAGAAGACGTTACAATGGGCGACGTTCCTTCGGTAAGGAAATATAAGAAAAGAGTAAAAGACCAAGTTACGGGGCTTATTTTTGAGGAACTGGGGCATTTTTCTGATACTTTTGATTATTTTATTTGTGAACTTTTTATAAAATACTTTGAAGATTATACGTATTCTATGAAAATGTTGTAATTTTGTAAAAAATTTGATATGAAAAAAAATAAAGATATTTTTAAGCCAGTTTTAGAAGGTAAGAGGCACGAAAACTATGACCGTTCAGTTAAGTTATCTAAATTATACTTCACTATTATTACTGGCGAGGGCATGGATGAAATGCTAACCGAGGTGGCAGGAATAGAGACGCCAGAACTCTTTAAGCAACGCAAAAAAATAACCAAACACATTACTAAAACCGCTTCAAATAACCTTATTTCCCCTCAATATAAAGTTCCAAGAGCAAATAACATCCAAAGGATTATTCGTTACGATGACCAGGAGCAAACAAATAAACTTAACGGATTTATAAATAAATTCTACGGGAGTAAATCGGTTGACGCTTATTTAAATGAAGAATATATAAGATTAAACAATTTAGACCCTAATTCATTCATGATTATTAATTGGGGTAATGGAATAACTCCTTATCCAGTAGTATATTCTGCCGAAGAGGTACTTGATATTAATTACGATAAACACGTACTTGATTATGTAATATGTAAGGGGCAAACTAAATACCCTGAAAAATCGGTTGACCACTGGATTGGATTTTTTACCGACGGTTCTATGACTGTTGAAAAGTGGGATAAAGAAATACACAAAGGAAAGCAGATAACTAAAATTGGAGAATTAGAATATTATATAACCGAAACATCACATACAAAAGGTTATATCCCTGGTGTAATTATTGGTGAAAAAAGCGATGATGTTACACGTGGCGCTCTTAAGGTTTCCCAGATTGACAATGCAATGCCTATCTTTGAAAAGATGATTAAGCCAAATTCTGAACTTGACCTTACAATGGCTTTATTATGCTTTCCTAAAGAAATTAGTTTTGGCATTCCTTGTAATAATAAAGATTGTAATAAAGGGTATCTGCCAAGTGGTGATGTATGCCCCGACTGTAAAGGCACAGGTTTACAATCTACCACGTCGGTTCAGCACGCTATAAAGGTGGCGATGCCAAACCGTGGAGGTGATATACCAGACCTTCATAATTTTATGGTTCAAATATCCCCTGATGTTGATATTGTTAAGTTCCAACATGAGTACATTAAAGATTTAACAGCACAATCATATGAAGCTGTTTATAATTCTCAGATTTATTCAAGAAAGGAAATAGCCGAAACTGCCACTGGTAAAAATATAGACCTTCAAAATATTTATGACGCTCTTTATCCGTTAGCCGAGGGGTATGCCAGAACATGGGAATTTATCGTTAAGACAATAGCTGACATTTATAACATGTCTGAGGGATTAACTGTAATGTATAAATTCTCACGGGACTTTAAAATGAAGGGAATCACCGAGATATTAACTGATATTAAGTTGATACATGATGGCGGTGCTGATTCATTTGTAAAAAGAGAATGTGAAAAAGACTTGGCACGTATATTCTACGCTGATAAACCGGATGCTTATAATAAATTCCTTACGATGGAGGAGTTTTTCCCATTTAATGGCAAGACTGATGCTGAAATACAATATTTACTTACAGTTGACTTTGTGTCAAAAGAACAAAAGGTTCTTTATGCTAATTATGGATGGATATTTGATGAATTATCTCGAATAGACGACAAGTACTTCTTTTATACGAGTGAAAAGAAACATAAAATTTTAATGGATAAAGTTAGTGAGATAATCGCAGCGATGCCAAAAACCCCATTAATTACAGATATAAATGGAACTGGACAAAATACTAAATAACGCCATAGAATACAGTGATAAGGAATCTGACAGGCTACAAAAAGCCTTATCGGCGGCTATTCTATTATTTGTGCTTTCCATGCCAACCAAGGGCGGGAAAATAAGCGGTAGAGGTAATCTTAATCCGGTACTTGATAAATGGAAAGATGATTATGCTATTTTTATAGCAAGTCTTATTCCTTATATTAAAGATATTGAAAGGTCGGTTTATGAATATTATAAACAGCCAATACCCGAAAAGTTTAATACAAACATAAATAGTTACTTACAAAACGTTTACGATATAAATTCGATAGAAATAACTTTAGAAAATTATATATATCGGGCGATAATTTCCGGTGAAGACGTTCAGGTATTTACTAAAGATATTGTTAAACTAATTGATGGGGGATTGGTTAAAAATATTATAAACACTTATATAACCGATCTGTTTGCTGAATACGCTCGAATACTAATTAATTCCATTGCAGATGAATTGAAGTTAAAAACCGGAACATATTTGGGTGGATTAACTAAGGATTCACGGGAATTTTGCGTGGAGCGAAACGGAAAAAACTTTACAAGAGAAGAAATAGAAGACTGGAATAAATTAACATGGCACGGGAAAATACCAGGAATTGACGTTAAAACTCAATGTGGTGGTTATCGGTGCGTGCATTATATAATTTGGAGCTAATGGATATAGTAGTGGAACTACCTGATTACGATATAACTTCGGGGGGTATTATGCGAACATTAAAAGTTGTTATGGAGCTACCTCATTATTCGCCGGAAAGTGGAGGGATAAGAGATAACCTACTAATAGCCGAAAAATTTAATATGCAGGTTAGATTTCAAAATCTTTCCTGTGGTTATCCCGATATAAAAACAAATTGGACAGTTGGGTTTCCTGACCATACATTTCCTAAGTGTGATATTTGTATTACATATTCTGACAATCCATATATAGAAGAGTTGGTGGAATTGCCACAGATTGGGAAGGTGTTTATTTTAATGTTGTCCTATGGGATGAACCTACCAGTAGAAAAACGTAATATCCACAATCCTAAATTAAAAGTTTTATGCTCAACTAAAAAACTCGAAAAGGCAATAAAGGAAGAGGGTATTGAAGTTTTTAGATTAGGAGTTGGTTTAGATATGTCAGAAATGTATCAAACTAATTTTGAGCGTAAAAATTATCTTGCCATTCTTTATAATAATATGGGAGTTAAAAAATATCAAACATCCGTTAAAGTTGCGGATATTTTATATCAAAATAAAGTTATTAACGGAGTAATTAGTTTTGGAAGGAGTGATGGATACGATAAATACCAACATCCAAAAGGACTTATAAAACACTATTCAAGAGCTTCACGTAGCGAAGTTAGAGAGATATTTAATATTTGTAAATGCTTTTTAATGCCGTCAGTATCCGAAGGTTTAAATTTAACTCCTATCGAAT